ACTTCAAACTACATCGTAGCAGCTCAAAAATCTAACTTATACTTCGGTACTGGTTTGATGAGTGATTACAACGAAGTAAGAGTGTTAGACATGGCACAAATTGATGGTTCTCAAAACTTTAGAATCATAATGAGATATACAGCAGCAACTCAGTTCGGAATCGGACAAGATGCAGTTATCTATATCCCATAAGAAAAAATATTGAGTGAGTAATGGGGAGATTAAAGTTAAAACTATATCTCCCCTCACTTAAACAAAACAAAATTTAACAAATTAAAATCAAACATTATGGCTTGTGATTTATCAGCTGGAAGACAGGAAGTTTGTAAAGAGAGTATCGGTGGTTTATCTGGTGTGTATTTTATTAACTATGTTAATAATAATGGCACATCTGGTTCATTCACAACTGATGCTGCTGGATACATCACCTCATTCCCATCTGCTAGTGCATACTACTATCAGTTAAAAGGAACAAGTGCATATACTGAAACTGTTAATTCATCTCGTGAAAATGGTACAACATTTTTCTCTCAGGAGTTAGTGTTAAACCTTAAGAAAATCACACAAGAGATGAATACTCAATTGAAGCTTATGGCTTATGGAAGACCTCAAATCGTTGTTGTAACAAACAATGGTGATTCTTTCTTAGTTGGAAAGACTTTAGGAGCAGATGTAACTGCTGGTACTATTGGTACTGGCGCTGCATTAGGTGATTTGTACGGATACTCAGTTACCTTCACTGGTACTGAACCTGTTCCTGCAAACTTCATCACTGGTTCTACTTCAGCAAGTAACCCATTCGGTTCTGCTACCAACAAACCAACAATTGTATACGGTTCTTAATCAGTATTACACTTAAAATATTAAAGGTGGACTTCGGTTCACCTTTTTTTATGCTTAATAACTAAAAAGTATTTGGAAGTTGTTAAATTAATAAGATAAAAACAAGTTAAAGACACGCTATGTTAGCATACTATATATCAGGAAGTAATATATTCACATTTAGAACAGCCCCAACAGGTTCTTCTAATCTTACATTACATTTGCAGGATATGATGACATTAAGGAATTCATCTTCTTCAATTTCACCATACACCTACAACTCATACGAAAGTATGTTATCATTCACAGCTTCAATCTCATCATCATTTATTGGGGATGAATATAGAGCATACATATCTGATGGAACTTCTTCTATTTGGCATGGTTCTATTCAAGTTTATACATCTCAATCGGTGGATAAAGCTAATTATGAAAACCAAATTCCTTTAGAGAAGGTTTATAAGAGTAATTTAACGGACAACGAATATATAATTTTAGAATAATATGAAAGTAGCACAGAACTTTAGTGTAGTAAACCTAACACAACAAGACATCCCAGTTATTATTGAGGATACAAAGACAAGACATCCTTGGATACCTGTTGGTATCATAATGCCTGATGATTTCTTTCAAAATATAACTGATTCATACAATAACTCTACAACCAATGCAGCTTGTGTTGGTGGTATAGCAGATATGATATTTGGTAAAGGTATCTATTGTGAAAATGAATCTCTTAAGAATGATTTTAGAAAGATGCTATCTCAAGAAGAAATTAAAAGAGTAATATTTGATTTTAAATTATATGGTAATGCATGTTTTCAAGTATATTGGGATGATTCGCATACAAAGATTATTAAAATGTATCATACTCCAGTACAAAGTATTAGAGCACAAAAGTTATTTACTTCTCCAAAAGTGGAAGGATATTATTATTGCACTAATTGGAATGATATGAAAGCTCAAAGAAATAAAATATATATTCCTGCTTTTGGTACATCTAAAGAAAAGATGGAATTACTTTATATGAAAGATTATTCACCTGGTAAATTCTATTATGCACAACCTGATTGGTTTGCTGGTTTACAATTTGCTTATGTAGAGGCTGAATTATCTAACTTACATCTTAACAATATTGAAAATGGTTTCTTACCATTAGTGATGGTTAATATGAACAATGGTATTCCAGCTCCTGAAGAAAGAGATACAATTGAAGATATGATTGAATCTAAATTTACAGGCACTAGAAACGCTGGTAGATTTATCCTAACATTCAACGATGATAAGGAAAGACAACCAACAATTGAAACTATCCAAACTGATAATTTGCATGAGAAATTTAAATATGTAGCAGATTACGCACAGGATAGAATCTTAGTATCTCATAGAGTTACATCACCGCTTTTAATGGGTATTAGAACTGCCGTAAATGGATTTAGTTCTAATAGTGAGGAAATGCAAACAGCTTACTCTATTCTTCAAACTATGACAATAGAACCATTCCAAAATTTGATTCTAAACCAATTAAATAAAGCCCTTACTGATGGTGGATGGGAAGATTTAGGATTATACTTTGAACAATCTACTCCAACTGCTCTTTTAGCATCACAAGCTGCAGATACTGGACAAACTATTGAAGATGTTAAAAAAGATATAGCAGAAGTTGGTGAAAACCCAGCAGTTACCGATACGGAAGGTGAAGGTGTAGGTGGTGAGGCACAATTAGAGCAAACACCAATATCAATGAGCAATCCTAACTTTACAAAAGAATACGAAGTATATAAAACAAACTAATAATATGGCGTACGCATTATTTATAAGCAGAAACGATATCATCAAACAAACTCCATTACAGGGTTCTATTGATGCAGATAGATTACTATCATTTGTGAGAACAGCACAAGACAAATACCTTTTAAACTTATTAGGTACTGTTCTATTCTATTATTTACAAGCAAGAATTGAAGCTGGTACTGTAGACCAATTAGGTGCATATTACCAAACACTAATCAATGACCATATTAAGCCAACACTTATTTGGTATTCAGTAGCAGAATATCTTCCGTTCTCTAACACGCAATTTAAAAGTGAAGGAGCTGTAAGATTAAAAACTGATAATTCAGAAACTGTTAGTAAAGACCAAGTTGATTATCTTTTACAAAAAGCACTTAACTCTGCAGATTTCTACGCAACTAGAATGCAAAACTATCTAATATCATACTCAAATCAAATACCTCAATACCTACAATCAATTGGTAATCAAACTCAGGTATTCCCTGATATGGGTAATGCATATTTTGGTGGTATAAATTTATAATATTATGGCTGTAGTAAACAATCAGGCAACTAACTATTCGTTATACTATAACGCATTAGATTATTTTAAAACAATAATGAGCAATCATCCATCTATTGAGCAAGTATCAACAGGTGATATGTCTCAATTAGATGATATAGAATTTCCTCCATATCCATTAGGTAATATACTAATAACTGAAGCTAGGTTTGAGGGTTCTCAAACTGTATATTCTTGCCAACTTACAGTTGCTGACAAGCTTAAGTTAAAGAATAACGAGTCAACTGGAGTGTATAATGAACAAACTGTACCTTACTATGGTACTGATGATATGGTTGATATACATGCTAATACCTTATCTATAATAAACGATTTACTATCTTATACAGAATATGCAGTACAATCTTTTGATATTAATTCAAATATAAGTTGTGTAGCATTTAGAGAAGATTTTCCAAATGGATTAGCCGGATGGGTTTGTTCATTTGATTTGATAGCTCATAATGATAGACCAAGATGTTTATTTAATCTTTATCCATAATGGCTGGAGTATTCGCATTTCCTGGTGTTAAAGCAATTGCTGATGCATATCGCAAAACAGCACAGCAGAAAATGTTGCAAGGATACCCTGGTAAGAATCCTTCAAAGCCTGTTAAACCAATTTGGAAAACAGGTAGATTATATAAAGCAATAGGTTCTTACAACACTGCAGCTAATATGGCTACAATGCGTTCCACTAAATTAGGAACTAAAGAAGAACTTACAGGTCTTACTGTATCACTTAACTTTGCTCCACCACAAGCACCTTATGGTAAGTGGGTAGAATGGGGTAATGGAACTAAAAGTGGATATGGTGTACCAAGACCTTTTGCTAAAGATGCAAACAACGACCCAGAACTTAAGAGAGCAGTTGATGCCGCTTTACTTGGTAATAATGGATTAATTAATAGATACGTCAAAGCAATAAATTCTGAAATTCAAGATGAAATGATAGCATTAGGATTTAAGAAAAGCTAACCATCAATTACATACCCTTCTGAAGTTGTTAAATAATTAAAGATTTAACAATGTCTCTTTCTATAACACAAAACCCATCTACAGTATCTTTGGCACAATCGCCAACAGTATTTACTCTTTCTGAGAGTACTGATGTAGTATATTCATCTTCTTTTCAATATTATGCAGATTT